TCAAACTGATCCCACTCGATGTCAAACTCTTGATAACTAGAACCTGCAAGTGCAACTAACTTTGCTTGCTTCAAACCGAATACTCGCATGTACCAAAGAACTTGTGCGCGGTAGGACTGAGGCACGGCTGTCCAGTAGTCGCGTGAAAACTTGACTTCTAGGATTCCGAACTCGCCAGTTGAGTCTGCGTAGATTGCGTCAGGGTTTGCACGCATCCAAGGTTCTTCTTTGTTTGCCCAAGTTCCTGTTGTGTAAAGTTCCAGCTCAGGATGTTCTTCGGCAAAGATTTCTGCGATTGGTGTTTCTAGTTTTGTTCCAAGTCGCATTGACATAGATGGCTCAATGCTGTCTGGGATTTGTTTTGTTTTCTTTGCCCATTTGGTGTACGGGCTTTCCCATTGTGACAAACCTGCGATAGCTGCGATGTCCGAACCACCGATAGCACCAGGTTCGTTTCGTAGCTCGTGCCACTCTGGGGAGCCGTTCTCAAAGTCTCCTAGGAGTACGGCATCCTGTATCTCGTTTATTACGCTTGGTAGCTTTAGTAAGGCCAAGTGTTTCCCTCTCTTTCATTTGGCGTGAATCCCACATCTAGTCGGTGTGGGATTTCACATTAGCGGGTTTTATCTGTAATGTAAACCTATGCTGACCCACCGACAATTAGAACGCAAGTACATCGAGCTTCAAGAAGCCATAAGGGACATACCAGGCGGAGTGGGGTGCGCGGCTGACCCTGACTTGTTTTTCCCCGAAGACCTAATAGGCAGTACCTATGATCGCAGATGGGTGGCAGACCAAGCTAAGGCTATTTGCTCACAATGCCCAGTCAAGATTATGTGCCTTGACTATGCCGTTTCAGCGGGTATGCACGGCGTATGGGGCGGAACTACAGATGCAGAAAGAAAAAGGCGTTAGCTCTTTTTGTCTGTCTTGTCAGCAATCTTGCCGAAAGACTTATTGATTTCTTCTGGGTCAAGTTCGCCGTCTGCTAGGTAGCTACGAGATAGCTCCTGAGCTACATCAATGATTCCAGCGAAGGCAGCCATGGCTACAGCCTGGATAACTTCCAAACCGATAACAGCGCCACCGACAAAGATGCCTGTGACTTTCAAAACGATAACTGCCATAGTTCTACGAGCGATGTCTAACCACATAATTAGTCTTTCCTTAGAGGGTAAGTTGCTGCCCAAATGAGCAGAGTAATAATGATTGCCCAACCAGCAAAGTCTTTAGCCGTGCCTTCTAGCACTACCCACGCAATCCCAAGACCAAGAACTGTCCAAGATTGATCTAGCTGGTCTTTGAGAAAGTTTTTCAAGGTTTCCTACTTAGGGTTGCTATCTGAGTGACGATGACCGAAGCAACAACAACCTGCTGTGCTTGTTCTCGCACTTCAGGTGCCATGTCCGACCCGATTGAGCGTAGGTTATCTACCAGTTTACTAACTGCTTCTAACGCAATCATTACGCCAACTGGTTCTTCTACTGGTTCTGGAGTAGGTTCAACTGGAATTTGAGGCTCTGTAATCGGCGTAGAAGGCTCAGAAGGTTCAGGGGTAGGTGTTGGGCTTTCTACAGGCTTAGGAGTCTCTACGGGCTTTACAGGGCGTTCTGGAGTAGGTTCAGGCTCTGGGGTGGGTTCAGGCGTAGGTTCAGGGGTTGGCTCTGGTTCTGGAGCTGGTTGAGGGGCTGGTTCTACGGGAGCCACAGGAGCCACTGGCTCAGGTTCTCTAACCACTTCCTCAGTGCGAGCGACTTCTTCTGTCCGAGCAACATCATCTGTCCTTACTGTTGTATCCGAAGCTTGATCCACAGAATCATCTTCAGGATTAGGAGTAGGACTAGGAGTGGGGCTAGGACTGTAACCAGGATGGTAAAGCAAAGCATTATCCAGCTCCCCGCCGTCATTAGAAACAACGCTAACAAAGCTGGTGAAGCTACCAGCAAACCCACCTTCGCAATAGTGTTGTGCAATGTTGCCTTTGTCCAAAAAGTAGTTATTTTCATTATTCCATCCAACCTGAAATGTCTGTTGAGTGCCAATCGAGTCTTGGCAGGTTATAGAGGCCCAAGCTTGAGCACCATAGGCGGGGCTAGGTTGCCAGACCATGAAGAAAAGAAAAAAGCCCACAAGGATTACTCGTAGGCTTTTGTCTTTTGAGAGTCTATTTAGCACTCTTGTTTTTTACCACTTTCGGCGGTCTAGGAGCTTTTGGCTCTGGTTCGTGAACTGGAGCAGGCAAGGTTTCGCCTGTGTCCTGAATTGGGACTGGAATTGACTGAGCTAGTTCCCACTTTTCAATGGTGTTGAATACAAACTTCATAGGATCTACGAATCCTGTGCCGTCAAGTGTCCAGCGGTGAACCTTACCCTTGCAAATCTCAAAGTGCAAATGCCGACCTGCGGAAGCACCCGTGTTGCCCATGATGCCCAGCTTGGTTCCTGCTGTGACTTTCTGGCCCTTAGTTACTAACAAGCTGTTTTCAACCATGTGAGCGTATCGAGCTACAAACCATTCGCCATTTATCTTGGACCGAATATCCACATACCAGCCGACACCGCCGAGCGAGCCATCTGCGTTCTTGAGCTTTGAGGTTCCTGCTGCTATTACTGTGCCATCGTGCCAGGCTTCAACCCAGATTTTTGCCTTGGGTCCCCAAATATCGGATCCGTTGTGGCTCTTGCGGATTTTTTCAATCGGATGGATACGGATACCAAAAGGGCTGGTAATTTTCCAGTCTTTGCCTTTTTTGCCGTCAATCGGCCACTGAGGTTTAGTTTTCATCTGTTTACAACTCCAATAATAAGACCAATAAGGGATACAACCGAAGCCGCCAAACCTGTGTAGGCAATCTTTTCAATCCAAGCCAAGCGAGCAAGTGTCAGCTCTACCTCTCTCAAGCGTGCAGGAACCTCGTCTAAGTGGTCCAGCTTCTCAAGGATCTTGACAAGGGTTTCTCCATGCTCAAGTTGCTTGGCGTAAATTGCTTGCTGGGTAATGCGTACCCCAGTTGTTTCCTCAGGCATTATGCGGTGATAGCTGCGATTTCAGAGTCAGTTAGACCCAAAGCTTTTAGCTTGGCATTAGCAGAGGCTTTAGCTGTTTCTTTTGCTTCCTCGGCTGCTAGGCGTGTTGCTTCCTGAGCTTCGTAAGCTAGGCGGTCAGTTTCTCGCTGAGCCAATTCAGCTTCTGTAAGAGGAACCTCGGTTGCTATACCTGTGCTGCAATCGACCAAAAGTTTTGTAATAACTTCACTCATTTTCATTCCTTAGTTTGTCTGGGGCATAGAGAGTAAGTAGTTCTATCGCCCAGTTTACCTTGTCAGCTACACGCTGACCGCTAGGCTGTGCCCTACTCCAAAGCTCTAGGTTTTCAATTCTGTTGTCAAGGGTATCGCCGTTTTTGTGATGGACATTCTCATGTGGCAACAAAGCCCTTCCAAGGAACTCTGACATTACCCACCTGTGTTCGTCAATGCCACCCTTGCCAATAGCGTTGGGGTGTCCAGGCTTGAACACTCTTTTGTATCTCATAGGCTTTTTAGCCACTGGCCTTTTGCCTAATGGGTCGCCCCAAACCTTGTTCGATTCATAATGGTTTTGACAAAAACCCTTAGATGCATGAGGTTTTCCACACACCTTGTCGTCAACGACAACTGCACAAGGTGGCTTTCGTTGTTTGACTCTTTTGACATTAGGGTTCCCGCCCCTATAAAGCCTGCCGTAATGCTTCTGGCAATAACCCTTAGCTAGGTAAGGCTTTTCACAATCTTGGATCAAACATAGTTTTTTGCTCACTCAGTAATTCTACACTGTGGCAAAGACTAGGAAACCGTCACCAAACCGTCAGAGCCTTTGGTGATTTTGTAAAGAGAGATAGTTGAGCCAATAGCAAAGTTTCCTGATTCGGCTGTAAAGGTGGCAGTAGTGATAGCAGCAGTATTTGACCAGAGGCCAGCAAGAATAGTCTGATAGGCAACTGTTTCATTGTTCTCAGTCACCGAGTCCACGCTGTAAGACTTATTTGTTGAACCAGCATAGTTTGGAAAGTAAATCTGAATGTTGCCAAAGGTGTTAGCGGTCACAGCGTTATCTGGCATACGACCCATAAATCTAGTTTCAGTAAAGCTGCTAGCAGATGAACCAGAGCCATCTAAAGCTCTCGATGTAAATCCAGTTGTAGAGCTATTGAGAGATAGTAGGACACCATAAGTTCTGTATGTGCTATTTGTTGAAGTTGCTCGCAGAGATAGAAAAGCCACAAGGTCAGTGGCATCCTGTGGTATTGAGGTGAACTCAATCGAGGCAGCAGCAGTAGCTAGGGTTTTAGATTCTATAAGTTTCATTAGGCGATTACTCCGTAAAGGTCTATGCGAGAGGCAGCAGAGATAGTTCCTGAGTCTTGTAAAACCTGAATAGATGTAATGGCGGCTGTATTTGCCCAACGTGTAGCCTGTGCCAAAGCGAATCCACCTGTTCTGGCTGTATCCCAACGAACGAGAAGTGTTTTGTGCTTATCCGTAGCAGAATAATCCATTATTTGAACTTTCGTAATGCTTCTGTCTGAGGTAAAAACATTCGATAAGTTTGCCGCTGAATCGGTTGAAGTTCCTGAGATAGCACTAGCTCCATCACCATACATAAAAACACGAGAATAGTTCGAGCCAGAATCCGCATTGAAGCGAAGCCTTAGAACCAAAGAGTTTGATGAGGCAAGTGTGTCGGTCACTAAAATCAAATCTCGGTAAGTTGCTGGAATAGAGGAGAAGGTCACAGAAGCTGCTGCCGAGCCTAGAGTCACAGTAGCTAGAGGTGTATAAGTAGGTGTTGGCATTGTTATCCCTTACTTCCGTAGAGGCTCATGCGGGTTCCAGTAACAAAATCAGAACCGCTAACGTGGAAAATTTGTATAGATGTTGTTGCGGCTGTGCTTCTGTGCGAACTAGAATAAAGATAAACAAAGTTGCCGCTAGTCTGCCCGCCAAGACTTCTTGATGTTTTATTTTTGGTAGTGCTGAATGGGTCTAGTAAGTCAAAAACGGTAGAGCCAAATACGTTCGCAGTAGAACTGCTTCCCGGTGAAACACCAAAGAATCCTCTTGTAACATTCGCTTCACCATACGAAGTTACGCTAGAGCCATTACCAGTAAGCTCGTGATTTGAGTAGTTTGACCCTGTATCGCCGTTTAGCCTAAATGTAAGAGTTGCCCCTGTGCTAGCAGCAGCTACCCTAGTAGTTACCCTAATCTGTAAATGCTTGTAGTCAGAAGCATAAGTCCCTAAGCTGCTGAAAGTAATAGAGTTTTGAGAACTACCCAAAATCTGAGTTTCAAGCAAGTCATAACTACCAGCGACTACCCCACCAGCCCCAGCAGCACTAAAAATACCTAACGCTGAGAGAGTCATTAGACCGCCGTTGCGTTACCAATAATGCGGTATGAGTTAGCAGCCACACAGATCACAGATACAGCGTCATAACGCTGACCAATCTTGTAAGCGGTTCCAGCGGTTCCTCGACCAGCAAGGCTAGTGGCTGTGCCATCCCTAGTGATCGTGACTGTTCCTGCACCATCCTGCAAGATGTCTACTCGCTCGCCAGCCTGGAAAGCTGTGGCAGTTCCGATGGTGACTGTGACTGCTGAGGCATTGTCAAACTCTAGGATCTTGTAGCGGTCAGAGGTTGTGACTGTGTAAGCAGTGACAGTAGATGCAGTTAGTGTGACCTCATTGCTGAGGTACAGGTTCACATCGGCAGCAGCTAGGACTTCACCAGCGGTAAAGGTTTTTCTTGGCATTGGTTTCCTTTTGTCTTAGTTTAGTTTACTACTCGTAGGCAAGTCGGTCATTGTCCAGCTCACCGAGTACCGCGTCATCTAGGATAAATACCGCAAAGTCTAGGCGCTCTAGGGCAAAGCTAATGTTCTTGCTACCAGGAGTCCAGTCGTGGTTTACCCCGATGATTCGGCAGTATTGCTCAATAGCTGGTGGGATGTCAGAAGGCTCAAACCGAACCTGAACAATGTCACCGATTTCTAGGTCTAGCACCTTGTCCTGATTTACGGTTGTCAGGGTGTCTAGGACTACCGTGACGGTTTCAAAGCGGTATTGAGGCTCTTTGTAGCGAGCTAGGAAGAAGTCGGCTAGGAACTGAAGCTGCTCAGGTTCCTGAATAAGTAGCCCTGATTGGCTTAGAGTTCTTGGTCCGTAGACTGCCTGAGAAGTTGCATCCTCGGCAAATGCTTCTTCTGGGAAGACATCTGCGTTTGTTAGGGCGATTCTGTTGTAGAGGTTC